ACTATTAGTTGTTAAAGGCGCGTCTATGTTATAAACTGTTGTCGTAGAGTCTATTAAAAACCTTATGTTAGCATTTTCAGCTGGATCAGGAGTAAAACTAGCAAATGATTGGCCAAGTACAAGATTATAGTCATTAAAAGGTGGTGTATATACAGCTATGCCTGCAGTTTGACTAAAACTCACTTGATAAACGTAAAAAATACCTATATAGTCATTAGCCGATAAGCTACTACCTGTACCAACGGTTATTTTACGACGTAATTGATGGTAAGGTATATTAGGAGAGTCTCCACTGTTTGTGTTTCTATGATTATGTAAAGGTTTTGAACCTTGGGTTAATCTATATTGCTTACCGTTTAAAGGTTCTTCTGTAAGTAATTCAGAAGCAGCGTACGTACTGTATTTTGTAGTAGCAAAAGGCGTGTTAGTATTTAATAAGTTTTCTGAATCCTTTATTATACCTAAAGAATTACCTGCTATGTCAACTTTATGTACTTCTAATCTTGAAGGCATAGCCTTGCTAAGTTGAGTTGGACCTGGACTCCATTGAGCAGTGTGACTATTTGGGGCTCCAGATGCTGCCCAAAGTGTATGTAAATCTTTACCGTAAAAATATCTAGCATTAGCTCTTGTACTCACATTTATAGTGTATTCACCGTCTGAAGGTAGCTTATATATAAACGGAGTAATACTTGATGATAATTCATTATTACCTGGCTCGTTTACTCCTGTATTATAAGTGTCATCATGAGTACAATTAAAATCTTGATAATTACCAGAAGCACCTTCGTCGTTAGATGAAGAAGCTAAGTCATTTAAACTAGGAAACAAATGCGTTACATTATCATCATTATCTTCGTCTTTTGGAATTATTGGTATTAAAACTTTAGCATATCTAGGTCCATTACCGACTGTGCCACCATTATAAAAAGTATCTATGTCTTCTGCGCAAAAAATAGCTTGACTGCTACTAGTGTCTGTATCGTCATAATTGTTAGAAGCTTCTGGAGTAAGTTGATGTTGTTGCTTGAAGTAATTATGAATATACTTGTGAGACTCTGTAGTAACATCGAAAAAAGGGTTACAACTAGCAAACAAGTCATTAGGTGAGCTACCAGTACCCAAATCTACTGTATAACCGTCTATGTTTTCAAAATCACTAATCATTGAAAAATCAATGCTAGACTGACCATGATCTACCATGTTGTAACTCTCAGTGTAATTACCATACATTAATCTAGAAGCTATAAACTCTTGAGTTTTAGCTTTTACAGGTACAGCATCAAAAACTCTAGACAGTTGTAACGATGGAACTGTAGTACCTTTAACTTCTGAATTTATCTCGTACCTACCTTGATTAGCACCGTGACCTATAGTATTCCATTCAGGCGTATCTTTTTCTACAGTTTTTATAACGTAAGCGTTAGTAGAAAAATGATCTTTAAGTATTATATCTACAGCTTTAACGTCTTTCTGTATGTCACTAGGTACAAAGTCAAATATTTCTAAAGATCTTAAAGTGTTTTCCATAGAAGCGTTAAATCCTGTTTCAGCTTTATAAGAATATGCTGAGGGTAAAAAAGCTGCTTCTGAGTAAGGACCAATAGCCGAATATTCGTTATTATCGTATTTATATCTTGTTGCAAAAGAAACAAAGTTTCTTTCATATATTGCTTTAGGAGCTTCTAGCTCTGCTGTCCAAGATTCTGCTTGAAAATTATTATGCTCATAGCTTGAATCAAAAGATATAACTTTAACTGTAAACTTATTGAACTGTAAAGAGTTGGGTAGAGCATTGACTATTCTAATATTAACTTTTTTGGTACTAGTCAAGCCTGTAAGTATAATATTATCTCCTTCTTTCCAGTTAATATTGTTTATACTTACTCCTATTCCAATTTCAGTATTAAAAGATTTTATATTATCATCATCTTTTAAAAATGTTATTGGCTCAAAAGAATCACTTTGAACTAAGCAAGAAGTTTCTACAGCATAAAAAGCAGCGGGAAAATCTCCTTTACCATTGTATATATTTCCAGATATTTTTATATAACCAGTTTTATTTCTAAACTTACCGTTCATCAACAAGTATGGATGTGATGTAGGTTTTGCTTTTATAACAGTAACATGTTTTTCTTCAACAGCAAATTTTACAGGATCTGAAGTATTTATTTCTGTTAAAAAAGTATGATGAAATATACTTCTTGTAGACTCTGTAAATCTTTTTATATCTATTTTTTTAGGCTCATTTCTGCCATCAGTAAAATATATAAAATCTTCTACAATGTTGATAGCATGTATGTTAGTACCTATTGGAGAATTACTACTTGGGGTATTATCTACATTAAGTTCTTTTTCTATAGTACCACATGTAAAGTTTAATATTCTATTCGAAGTAAATTCTAAAGTATGACCTTCTTCCACTGCATTATTGTTATATAAATTAACGCTATGTGGATTAGTTATAGTTATAGCACCAGTAGAAGTATTAGTGTCAAAGTAAATGTTAGTTACTTTAACGCCTTTACCAGCCCAAAAGTCTATGCCAGAAGTATTTATATATGCAATATCCATACCTAATCTAATTCCTTGTATTTCTGTAATACCTTCTTCGTTAACTATGTAAGGCAAACCTGTTATAGTAGTAGAAGTAGGTATACCGTCAGATGTAGACATTGGTAGTTTACCAGTAGAAGATTTAATAGGTGCAAGAACAACTTTATACACATCTGTAAAAACAACTTCATCTACTGAATCTTCAGTTGAAGTATTTGGTTTGTGAGATATAATACAATCGCTAACTATACCAACATTTACTGACTTTACAATACCTTGTGAGTTAGAAAAAGTACTAGACTTAACGTCTGAAGCTTTGTAAACAAAGTTGTATATTGTGTCAGTAGTAGTATCTTCTTTAGATCCAACAGTTATAGCATTACTACTATCACTAACCAAAACATTAGATTCTACTACTGTTATATTTTTTATTAATCCTGAAAAAGATTTACTAGCATATATTTGTATGTATTCGTTTTGAGCAAAGAAAGTTTTTGTAAAGTTAGTAAACAAAACTCCAGTTGAACTATCTGCGTTAGCTATAAGAACATTGTTTTGAACGTTTATGGTACTAGTAAANTTATCAGAATCTTCAGAACCAACTATTCCAGCTNTATAAGTATACTCTCCATCAGTATTATAATTATTTATATTAACTTCTACATCAAAAGTTACAGTATAACTTTTACCTATTTCTAATATTGTAGATCTATGACCTATATTAGTAGTTGAAGTTAAAGGTATTATGCTAGGATTATATATTATTTCGTTAAAAACATTACTAGAAGTTGATTCATTATTATTTGCAGTCCCATATTGGTCTGTATAAAGACTACTATAAACACCAGCGCCTTCAGTAGTATATATATTAGAATCATGAATAGAGTTAAATATTCCAGATACTATTTGTTTGTTACCTTTTAAGTTTTGAACAGTTCCTATATCAGCATTTTCAGTTGTAGAAACCTCTATATTTAAAGCGTCCCTATATTCTCCACGAGGCACAATTCTATCATCAAGGTCTTTGTTCATACGACCTTTTAGAAAGTTGTTACTTAATTCTGGCATATCTTAATGTTTGATGTGTTTAGACTTACCTCTTAGTACTTGAGTTATTTCTTCTATTTTTATATTAGATAATCTAAGCTTAGCTACTCGTTTAGAAGCAAAAGCTTCTTTTTTAAATCTGGCAACAACATACTCAGGAACGTTTGATCTTGTAGACAAAACAGCATATGCTATTTGCTTGTACATAGCTTCTTCAGCAAATTTATGAACTTGCATCTCCGCATCAGTACCTAAACTATCACTAATGTATTTAAGTATTACAGTCTTGCCTGAAATATTAGAACTAAAATTTATAAATCCTCTAATATCATCTATATAAAATGAACCGTTAATTTGAGCTCTTTGAGGATCTAAACCAAACCTTTGACCAATATTAGGATCGTAAAGTTCATCATCGTAATTAAAATCGTTAACAACGTTTTCATTAGGATTGTCATTTTTAAAACTAGTAGAAGTATCAGATTCAGTATTTAAAACTAATTCATTATTTGTAAACTCATAATAAGGAGCTGTATCTGGTGTTGCTGTTTGAGCTATATTAGAAGGATTACTAGTGTCCGCGGTTGGATATATTCTATGTTCAACACCTGACTTATCAACCCAACATACTTTAGTATAATTAACATAATCTTGAGGTAAAGGCATAGACAAAGAAGGAGGTATAACAACTTCGTAAGCTTTAGTAGATTTAAAAGTATCAAAACTTAATTCTTGCAAAGCGCGCTGTGCGTGAAATAAAATGTCTGGCTTTTTAATTCTACCAATAATTTTATCTTCACCAACGTAGGCTATCATAAATTGATTAACTATATCTTGTAAAGAAGTAAATTGATAACCACCAATATTATTTCCATTATAATAATTTGATCCTGTCTCTTCTATTAGTGCCATTTACTAAGATTTTTGTTGTTGTACTTCTTGTATACTTCTAGTAGCCGCGGCTTGTACTATATCTGCTCTTCCCATTGATATACCAGCTAACTCTAATATTTTATATACTAAAGTGTTTTCTTCTGAGTCATGTAGCTCAAAGTCTTTAGCGTCACTAGCAGAGCCATTATAAACAGCTTTTCCTAATACTACATTATAAGTCCACTTTGGACTAACTGGATTTTTTACGTAATTATAAGAAACTGAAGAACCGCTAGTTAATGTTGTTGGATATATCGTTATAGAAGTATTACTACTTCTCACATAAGCAGGATTACTTACTGTAGGTCTAGTTAGTAATGATAAATTATAATTAGTTAATTCAGCAGTGTTTACTTCGCTAATACCAATAGGATAAGAGCTTCCTGTGTTTTTGTAAGTAACATCACCTAATCTATAAATATCAGAAGCTAAAGTTGTATTATCAATTTCTTTAACAGATATTTCAGAAAAATGTATTATAGTGCTATCTAAAGTATCTTCTTCTAAGCCTACTTGTATCCTGTAAGTTTCAGTTGCACCTCCACCACCTGCGTAGTCTAATGGTTCAAAGTCTAAAAAGTACTCACCACCGGTAACTGCAGATACTTGTAGTAAATAATAACCGTCTTCAGTTCCTGCAGTTGAAAAAGCTTGTATTTTTAAACCTACACTGTCACCAGCACCTGTTGGATCAACAGCGTAAGAAACTTTAACTTTTAATCTATATTTTTTAGAGGTTGAAAGTATTATGTCTTCATAAATATCAGGATCGTCATCACTACCATCGTTTATTAATTTTAAACTAGGCACATAACCATTGAGAGCTTCTGTAACTACAGTAGGAGCTGAATTATCACCAGTACTATCTGTCCAACCTGTAGTAACTCCAGCTTCAAATGTTGATCTAGTTACTAGCTCAGTGCTAGAAACCATTGAAACACCATTAACTCTAAATGCTGAAATCTTTTCTTCTAGCATGTAAAGTTGATCAGAAAACTCAGTTGAATTACCTGGCACTCTATTAAATTGATTTATATCATAAAAATATTGTTCAAATATTTCTTTTTGAGCTTGATCTGCAAATAGATTAAACTCTTGAGGTGTGATATAACCTCTTTGTTCTTTATTGGCGATAGCCAAGACTTTTTGGTATACTGTATTTATACTTATTGCCATTGTTTATGTTTTATAGTTAAAGCAACCATCCTTTTGTAGAATGGCTGCTCTACTATAAGATAGTTACGCGTTTAAGCGTTTTTCAATGTTGGAATATATCTCCATTCCTTCATCTGTTTTAAACCAAGCGGCTAAAGCAGAATAAGGGTGTTCATCAAAAGGTACAGTACACAATTTTCTATCATTAGTACCCCACATAAATGTACGTTGGTCACTTGATAGTTTGATAATTCCTAGCTCAGTAGCTTTAATACCAAAGTTACGCAACTGCACATTATCATCATTCACTAATTCTAAGAACAAGCTTGGGTTTCTCTTAGCGTATAATAGTAAATCTCTTTTAAGTTCCTTAGAACTCATGTTATTAACTTGAGAACCAACTTCTACACGCATAACAGCTTCAGCCATTTCAATATCTAAAGATTGAGCCGCTGTCAATGCTTCTATTTCAAGCTCTAATATATCTATTTCACTAGCTGCAACTTCTTGAGGTTTATGCTCTTCAAACAATGTACCATTGTGAGGATGGTAAATTGAAAGCATTTTTTGTAAAACAGTTTTATTTTTTGGTACAAATAAAGCTCCATTTTGAAATATAATATGCTCTAACCTCTGTTCACCTTTCATTTCATCTACAAACGGTGTTCTTTGATTTGAAGTGTACTTCAACTCTCTTTCATATCCTAGATTTTCATCAAAATAAAAAACGTTACTACCTCTTATCATGTAAGTTAGAGGTGATCTACCATTTTTAAGATAATACATTCTATCTTTTATTTCCCAGGTATCTTCTTTTTGTTTTGGATATTTAATTGTAGCCTCAACCATATCGTTGGTGCTTGTGTAGGTTTCTTGTATTTCATTAACCTTAGGCTCTTGTTTTGCCTTACTTTGTTTCTTTGCCATAATATAATATAATAAAAATTAAAAAAAAAAGACCGAGGCCGAAGCCCCGATCTTATATAAAAACTACTAGTTCAACAACATAAAGTTGTTAGCACCTTGAGTAACTAAACATCTTTCAGAAAGATAGTGAACCTCCATCACGTCTTTTCCTGAAGTCATTGCTCCTACAGAACCTGTAACCCAAGTTTTGTATTTACGAGATTCAGTTTCAGACTGTCGGAAACGAACGTGTAAGAACGGACGTTTTAGGTTTTTACCTAATTGCTCATCGTATACTGAAGATACACCTGCAGGTACAACTACACCACGTATGTTAGTAACAGTATCATTAAGAGCTCCACGAGTTCCTTTGTCATTCAAGTATTTGAAATCAGACTTGTAAAAGTCATAAGAACCTCTTCGGAATCCAGAGAAACCTAAGTTAATCGCCATATCTTCGTTGTTGTCAAATACTCCGTAAGAAGTACCACCAGCACCGTAAGAATTCATAGAAGCTAACATATCGTCAATTGCAAGAGAAGTACCTCTATTAACAAACATCATGTTTTCTTCAATAGAACCGTTTTGGTCAAAAACAGCTAGCATAGCGTCAAATTCAGCTAAATCAGTAGCAGCATTGACACCTGTAATACCAGTTGATTGGTGACCTCTAGTTTCAATTGCTTTGAATAAACCTTCAGTACCTGCATCAGCTCCAGTTGTTGAAGCAGCAAGACCTAAACCACCAGTTGCATTTTCAATAGTAGATGCAGCGGCTGCAAACTCACTTTCCATCATAGACATTTCTACGTAGTCAGCAAATCTAGCACGAGTATCACCTTCAGCTTTTAAGTACCATAAGTAACCGTTTTGTCCTTCTTCACCAGAAACTTCAACCCAACCAATAGCAGACGCATCAGATCCAGATACTTCATAGTAGTCTTTCAAGATAATGTGCTTGTTAGAGTGAGATTTAAAAGTTGGTTGATTAGCTGAAGAACGTCCATCAGTACCTTTTCCAAACTCAGAACCATAAACTAAAATTCTATAAGCTTCAGCACCTGCACTATCAGAAAAACCAGCAGTGTCAAAATTGGCTGCGCCGTAAGGAAGTATAGTAATGTTATTTGTAGCTTCGTTAATAACACTTACATAACCTCTTAATGTTAAAGAAGCATTAGAAACTAGTACAGTATCACCTAATCTAATACCGTGTTCACCTGCAGCAATAGTATTTCCATCTACATCTTTTATGATAGTAAAACCATTATCAGATGCATCATCGTTACCACCTACTGCATCTTCACAGGTAGCAGTATAAGCTAAATGAAGACGACCTTGTTCAGACCATACAACTCGGTCAGAAGCAGATCCTTCTTCAGCTCCTACTTGAGATAAGAAACCAGAGATAGTTCTTTTACCATAAATCTCAGCTTCTTTTTCCATAAGATCTGGTAGATATTGTTGTGCCCAACCTAAAGTAGCTGAGCTTGTAAAATCTACATAATTAGTAGATAATGTTTGTTGACGTGGAGCAGCATCTGGTCCACTTGCACTTGTAATTGCCATAATTAAATGTTTTTAAAGTTAAATTATTTTTTATTTTTAATTTTAAACTTAAAATCAGAACTCTGATTACCTAACACTTTGTACTTAATTCCACCAACTTCTGTTTCTCCTCTTGTTTGTCGAGGATCCATGTTGACATTTTTGCTTTTAGCAACACTGTCTTTTAAAGCGTCGGCTTTACCTTGTTCATAAAAGTGCTGAGCAATCGCATCAGCATTATTTGCTGAGTATAAAGCTTTATGATAACTCTTAGCATCATCTATAACTCCGTCTTCGTTAACAAACTTGTTAATGAAGTTATTTATGTCACTTTGAGTAGACTTTACTTTATCAGCATTTTTAACATTAAATCTGTATTTTTTATCTCCGACATTGTATTCAAAACCTTTGAATGTGTCGCTAAAGACTTGATTAGTCTTATTGTTAAAAACAGATTTTTGTCTTTCTGCTAATTTAGTTTTCGCTTCTGACTCTTTGTTATAACGATTAAAGAAATCCATAGCTTTCTGCGCTTCAGGCGTTAATCTACTTCCTGCTTTAATCTCATCGTAATATTTAGACTTTTGCCCGTCTAAGTAGGTTTTAGCACTGGCAACTTGCTCTTTAAGCGCTAACTTTTTTCTTCTAATTTCTTTTTCATCATCTACCTCTTCATCGTAGTTAAATGAATCTTCCATTAAGAAGTTTATCTCTTCCGCATTTAAGTGCGGTTTTGTTTTCTTATAATACTCCATCAAAGCTGTTTGATTGTCAAGATCTTCATAATCTTTATTCAACTCAACATAATCTTCTAGAGTACCACCAGTTTCTTCCATAAAGTCTACTAGCTTTTGAATATTCTCAGGTAACGGATTACCTGTTTCTTCAGCTTTAGCTATAGCTTCTTCTACCTGCTCTGTAACTTCTTGAACTTCTTCTTCAGTTACTTCTTCTAGTACTGGTTGTTCTTGTGTTTCGGTTTGCGGTTGTACTTTTTCTGATTCTTTATCGGTGTTGGAACTTTCATTGACTCCAGCCACTCCCTCGTCGTCAGCTGTACTTGCTGCAACTTCTGTTGCTTCTTCTGGTTTTTCATTTTCTACTGGCTTACTTAAATCTACTTTAATAACTGAGTCATCTCCAGCCGACTCAAACTTAGATTCATCAATCTTAGCTTCTTGGGTTTGTTGAGTAGTTTCTTCAACTACTTTTTCGTTTTCTTCCATAATATAAAATATAAATTAGTAATTATCTGGGTATGAAATCATCCATACCTATTCCACCACCAAGTATATCATTACCTGATGATTCAAAGTTTTTAGGTGGTTTACCTGTTTTTCTTTGTTCTATTAGTTCGCTCTGTTGAGTGGCCTGTATTCTAGTTCTCTCATCTTTGCGATCTTCTTTTTGTTTTTCTTTATTGCTAAACTCATCTTGCTCCATACCTTTCAACTGTTGATTCATTTGAAATTCTAACATCATAAGCTCCTTTTTACCAGCAATTTCTTGTTGCATTTTTTGAGCTTGTAATTGAGCTTTAACTTGTTCTAATTGAGTAAGTCCTTGCATTTTAGCTTGATCTTTTTGCATTTCTGCTTGAGCAGCAACTTGTTGAGCTTGAGCATTAGCCTGCGCTTGTGCTTGTATATTTTGTTGTTGCATTAGTTGATCTTGCTCCATTTTCTTTTTTCTTCTAAGCTTAAGAACTTGGTTGGCTAATTTTATGTTTTTAATTTCTCTAACATCTATAGCATCTTCTAAGTTTATACCACCCTGTGCTAATGCTGCTTGTATGTTATTTTCAAGCATTGCTTTCTCTTCTTCATCAGGAGTTAAATCTATAAATATACCAAAGTCATATAAATGCAAATTACTCATTTCTTCTAAAGTAGCTACATTATGAGCGCCTAAAGCATGTATAAACGCATTTTTAGTTGGAGAATATTCTATAATGTCAGATATTCTAAGAGAAAGTTGTTCTGCAACTTCTGCGGTTAAGAATAAACCAGACTGTAATATATGTCTAGTAGCCGTGTTGCTGTTTGCTGCAGCCATTTTTTGAACACCAACTAAAGCGTTTTTATCTGGTGTACTTCCGTCTCTAGCTTCATTTAAACCTGTTACATCACGTATCATTTGTAAGTAATAGTTGTAAGTACCAATTAAGCTTTGCATTTTCTGACCTCCTGATCCACTTGATATTTCCTGTATTGGAACTTTACCAGGATTCATATCTCCAGTCTCAGTAAAAGATCTACCAATTACAGAACCAGTTTGAAAAAACATGTTTAAAGCTTCTTGAGGATTATAATTAGTACCGTTACCTAAATCAATTTCAGCTAGACCATCAGCATCCAAATAAACACCGTCTGGTATCATGCGAGACATAACTTGTTGTAACTTTAAGTGAGTTAGTTGTATCATGTCAGCAAAACCTGTTATGCGTTTAACTAAAGACTCTATTCTGCCTTTATACATTCTTGGAGCCACGATACTATAATTCATTTTTACTTTGGTAAAATCACTCTTTGGCCTTATCATATTTTCAGCCATATCCCACTTTAATAATTTACTAGTACCTAGTATTAAAGCTCCTTCATACAAACACTCTATTTGTCTTTGCAATTTACCGAAATTACCATCCATATTCTCTGGAGGATTAAAAGTATCATCTTTTTCAATAACTTTACTAGCACCAGATCCTGTTTCTTTTAACTTGTAAGTTTCATTTTTATGAGTTTTCCAATTAAAATACAACACTTGTATTTGATTATTATCATAACCTCGTTGAGCATTATAATTACCTTTATCATAATTATTAGTTTTAGATATTTCTTCTATTTGCTCTTCAGTAAGATTAGGAAATTGTTTTACTAGCTCATTTATAGGTACATGTTTTACTTCACCAACGTAATATATATCTTCAAAATAAGGTGATTCTGTTTGTGAGTAAACTAAATTAGCTGGATCAACATAATCTATAACAACACCTTGCGATGTGTTGAAACTAGTTTTTACAGCACCTATACCTAACACTGTTAAATCGTAAAAAAACCTTTTCTTTATTAACTCGTAATTATTACCTTCAAATAATACGTTTATCGCTTGTTCTTCAGCTAACTCAACTGCTTGTTTATAAGTTAGTTGCATGTGAAGCTTTAATTCTTCCTCGTTTTGAGGCATTTCTTCCATTTTGTTCTCAGATAAATCAACACCTGTAGACTTTAAGATTAAGTCAGTATACTCTTTAGATCTAAGATCTCTTAGTATAGACTCCATATACTCAGTCCTCATTTCAACTCCGAATGGATCTTGTGAGTAGGCTTTTACATCGTAAGTTCTTTCAGCTATACCATTAACTACAATATCTACAAATTTAGGTATTATAGGTACTGGCTTCCAGTCTAAGTTTAAATAACTTAAATCACCGTTTATAGATAGTTCATCTTTATATTTCTGAACTGATTGCTCTCCTCTAGCGTATAATCTTAGATTATGAAAATCATTTTTAGTATTTATATGTCTACCTGCTCTAGAACCTCTATCGTCTGAAAACCACTCTTGCTCTATAGCTTTAGCAACTTTTAATCCATACTCAGCTGACATCTTTTCAAGATCACTTACTGCTTGACTAGGAAAATAACTTTTTACAACTGACTCAGCCATATTTATCTTTTAATTAGTGAAGATGAAAAACCATCTTGATTATACTTACTTATATTTANGTTTAACTTAGGTTTACTGCTAACATGCTTAGGCGAATACAAATGTCTATTACATCCCATAACAGCTAGACCAGAACTTATAGCAGCGTCAAACTTTGTTCTTTTATTTATATCAAACCTAGCCCAATCATTTAAAGTTTCATTAAAGTACATACTTCCGTAGTTACCGTTACCTAAATGCCCAACATGGTCATTAATATACATTTCTATTGCTGCAGCATGAGCTTGTTTTATATCTTCACTAGAGTTAGGTATACCACCTATTTCTTTCTCAGCTGTTGATAATTTATTCCAAACTTTATCAGGTCTATTCATACTAAAACCTCTGTAACCTCTTCTTTTAAAATAATATAAAAGTCTAGGTTTATTATTTTCTGCTAGTATAGGCATACCATAAAATATACAAGACATTAATACATCTTCAAAAAATATTTCAGCGGTCTGTGGTCTTGCAATATATTCTAAAAAAAACGAATTAGCTGGCGCATCTTCCATACTAAACTTAGTAAGTCCATGAAGAGCTCCATTAGAGCCTCTACCATCTATAGTTCCACTTATATCGTAGCTATCACAACCAAAGCAACCCATATGTTCGTTACCTGGATATTTTACTCCGTTTTTTACTATAACTTTATTTTGAAGATGGCTAGGTGGTGTCCAACTGATGTTGAATCTACCTTTTGGATCTGGATTAAAAACTACACTCGTGTCTTTAACACCACCAACCCATTGAAAATTACCTCTAGTTGTAACTGAAGTGTTTCCAATGCCTTCATTATAATCAATTTGCTCGTATATCTTTGTTAAGTTAAACAAGCTGTTTTTTGTTTCATCTCTAAAAGCGTGCTCCTCTGTTCTAGGAAATTGCCTATAAAACTCGTTAAGAGCGTCTTGATCACCTTTCAATCCTTCTACTTCGTTTTGCCAATGATCTATTACTCCAACGTCAATTAATTCACCGTCTGGTCCACAAACATGTTGTTCTGAAGTAGTGAATCTTGGTTGTCCATACTCATCAATAAAACCTTCAAAGTTCCATTCCATTGGGATAAACAAAGAATATAAACCAGATTTTGTTTGACCATTTTTATTTCTTTTTTCTACGTTACTATCATTGTATAACTTCTTAAAGTTATCACCACCTTTATCTAAAGAGTTAGACGTTGAGCCCATCATACATTTACCAATAATTCTACTACCTAATCTTAAACAAGTTTTTGTTACTCGCCAATTATTTAATATGTTGTCAGGTCTTTCCCATTTACCACTTTCATCGTGAACTAATAAAGAAAGCTTCTCACCATCATAGCTATTATCACCTGTATTTTTCCAGTCGATAGTAGTATCTAAACCTTTTATTTCTTCAAGCTGCTCGTTAGTTTCTATTTTTTTACGAGTGAACTTGCTAGCGGGTACTCTATAAGCTAGTTCAGACTTAGGTCTATCCATACCATCTTGAATAGGCTTGAAAAAGAAAGGGTAATTTATAGATATAGGTACAACCTTGTCTGTAAACATTTTCTTAGCATCAGCACCACTTTTTGAAAGTATACCGTATCTAGAATCACTCGAAATAGTTGCTAAGTTAACGGTCTCTGCAGAGCTCATAAATGAAAATCCAGAACGTCTGTTTTTCAAATAACACATACCATAACATCTTTTGTCAGCTTTACAAGCTTCCCAAAAAATAAAAAATAGTCTATTAGCCTCTCTGAAATCAGGTGCGCCAATATCTATTTTGCTCCATTGCAGGTACATATAGTGAGTACCAGTTATATAAGTATCTACATCGTTATTGTTAAACCAAAAGCCTTCATCTCTACGTTTAAACTCTTCATCTATGTAGTCATACCATTCAGGTTTTTTATCTTCAGGGTATGCTCGCCAGTCAAATATTGTTTTAACTTTTTTTAAAATATCAGGCTTATGTATTTGTTGCCACTTCTTACTATTGTTAGAATAAACATTTTTAGGTGGTTTTGGTAAAGCTATTTTTAAACCTTGAATATCATAAATATCACCTATCTGACCATTCTTGCTGAGAACAACAATGTCATGAATTTTATCATAACCAAAAACCCATTTTTTACCTTTATTCAAACGATGAACAGTAGTGAGTTTTATAGGTTCAATTACTTTATATAGTGTTTGCTCGTACATTATTTTGATCTCCCTTCAGCAAAACCTTTAAAAGTTCTATCTTCTTTTTTTGGGTTTTTACTGTCTAGCATTGCCTCTTCTTCTTGTATTCTATTAAGTATTTCAAACGCGTCGAATATTGCAAGCTTCTTTGTTGCTGCGGCATTTTTAAGCCTGTCAGCTGTAATGTCATCACCACTATCAACGATAGCCTCTTTAGCAACTTTAATAAGTTCTTCAACTGCTATTTGCCCAGCTTGGATTATACTCCTCTTCGTTTCCTTTATATTCATATTTAATTGTTATAAAGCTATTCATAACTCTATATAGCCTTTCATTATCTATAATAAACTCATACTTACTGTTAGGTCTAACACCAACTACATCACCAACATTGTGAAAACCATCAGAGTATTTTATAATACCCATAAGTTCCTTTTCTTTATCTATACTATATTTATCTATAGATTTTATTGGCTTAATAAAAGAAAACCCTTTAGGAGCTTTCCATTCACCAATTAATTGCTTATGTAGAAATATTTGATCAGCATTTACTATGTAAGTATTTTCATCAAAATAACTTCTACTGTTTCTTTCTTTACCTTTAACATCATGCCATCTTCTAAAAACATTATGATGAACAATTACAGTACTACCAGGTACTAAACCTAGATCATCACCTACTATAGGGCATGATAAAATAGTAGCTTGTCTGTTAACAAACTGATGATTATATATTTCAGTATTTATTATAAGCTCTTTGTCGCCTATTTTTTTAGTATTGTTATATCTACCACCAAGTGGTTCTACTACAAAACTGTGTATACTTCTCATTAGTATTGTAAATTATATTCCACAGATACAGCCATGTTTTTATTAAAGTCTTTCCAAGGTAATATATCATTGTTTTTTTTAATATATATACTATACTTGTCGTCTTCTTCTATAATATCACAAATGGTATGACCACCATAGACTTCTTGCCCAACAGCATAGTGCATGGCGTCTATTTTATAGTCTTTACCAATAGTGATCTTACGAATTAATTTCGTTTGATCCATTTTTATTGTAGTTTATTGTTCCGTTTTCAAGATTAACATCATGTGAATTGTACTTTTCCTGAAACTCTTTTTGAATATTAGCCAAATAACCTCTCATTTCCATAATGTCATTTAAAACACTATGTTTTTGAACTTCGATCATACCTATTTGAGCTTGAGCTTTATTGATACCTTTTATTAAAGATTGAAGCTTTAGCAATTCTTGAGCTTCAATTTTTTCAGGTTTAGGATTTAAGTCTAAAATCCTATTTTTTTTAGGGGTTTTTCTTTTTGCCATAATAGATTAAATTAAATTACTTATTGTATAATTACTTGTTTGTTTACATTATGAAAATTATATCTCGTCTGTTGCGTTATCTCTAATAAACTTATTAACCTCTGTATTTGTCATTAAAGTATTATTAGGGTAAGCGAATGCCTCACCTAACTTTATCAAAGTACTTGTCTCACCTTCTTTCCAACTTACTTCTAGTTCTACAATATAATATTCAGAACTATCTATTGTAACCACAGGAACTGCACCAAACTTTTGTAAATTGTAAGCACCCAACTCTTTAAAAGTAGGATGTAGTGTTTCTACGAACTCACCTTCTTCATCGTAAGATGGTATTCCATATGTTGCAACTAATTCAGTAGGAATCTTCGCGTTGTAAGTTGTTGTGTTAAGACA